CAACAATCATAACTGTTATCGAATTCAAGCCCGTAAGCTTGACCAACTCACGAATGGACAAATCGTTCATTACCCGCCTGCTGCGACTCGTGCATGACAAACCGCTGCGTGCATTAGCAACCTTCGTCGCCGCCTACCTCTTATGGAAGAAAAGGGCCGCATTGGTACCCGCTACAGCAATCGCGCTGTATGGTGCCCGTGAGAAACCCCCCGCTGTACCCCTGTATTGGAGAATACTGCAGTTCTTCGCTCGTGCGATCCAAAGACTGCTCATCGACAACAGCAAGGAGAAGCTAGCCATCACTGCCATCCACCCCACCGATAGCATTCGCAACCCAGCACCCGTTCGCACCCAAAACAACGGACATGGACTCTCCGGAGCCGTTCGCGACGCTGCCAGGATTGCCATCAGCGAATGCATCGCCACAACCGGACTGGACCATTTCGAGATCAACCCGAGCAAACACTCAACAACTGGCCCTCGCCACCATCTGCACTTCGCAGTTGGTGATCTCGATCAAGACATGCAAGTATCAACCCCCGGACCGAACAGTGTCATCGTCGGCATCGACATCGATTACTACATCAAAGACCCCGATGACATACTGCAATACGGCCGCCCGGTTATACTACACACGTTCAACCCGATTGCTGTGAGTGGAACTGACTGTGATTCACCGTTCACTATCACTGGCAACGAGATAGCCTACAAGGTTAGTGGAGGTGGACAATGGGAGCATTCCGTATGGGATTGGTGTGCCGCCGGTGAATTCATCTGTAGCCGTGCGTACCAGACATGGAAAGAAAAGCTCGTCTGGCTTATACCCAACCTACTCGGATTCCGACGTGTAATCTACCACAAGATCCATCATGCACGCCCATGGACCAACGCGCCCCACCGTGCCCTCGTCTACACGATACCACAATACCGTGTAATCATCAACCGGTATCTGCCAATGGAAATCGGCTGCCGAGAGCTACTGCCCGTCCACTACCAAGACAACAACCACCCGGCATTCAATCGACTGGAATTCGTCAAGGACAACATCATGTACGTGAGTATTGGCCGTCAAGGTGAGCTGGCACAAACAACCATACCGCTCGCTGACATGGACATACTCTGTGCAACCAGTACCCCACAATCCGTTGCCTCTCGCCTGATACAATTCGGCCACGATTCCCGCACCATCGCGTTGGTCCAACAATACGTGTTCGGCAAGTCAACACCCGCAAGCAAAGCTCCACTCGTCGTCGCTCCATTACAGCCCAAGGCTCATTATCCTGCTGCCAACTACGTGGACGGCCCTGACATCAGCGCCAGAGCGTACAGCAAGCCAGTCATAGAACAAGAAGCCATGATGCCCATGATTCGTCGCTGGGAGGCACTCAGTGAGTCGCTGGACGTCCGTGTCACCTTCGTCGCCAACAACAAGCTACCAAGTGATCACATCGCCGCACTCACCAAGGACTTCGTCGAAGCGTTCTGCAAAGGCTTTGACCATAGTCTGTTGCCGCTCTCGCTAGAAGATACGATTGACCGTCTGACCAAGCCGTCACAGTCGTTGGCAATTCGCCAAATACTGGACGCATTGGACTTCCAGACTTCAGCCGAGATCTCCTCCTTCATCAAGAACGAGCCCACCAAGAAACCCGCTCGAATCATCAGTGGATTCGCCGACATCCGATTCATAATCCAACTATCCCGTTACACCTTCGTGTTCAACGATGCCGTTATGAAATCCGACGTCAACAAGTTCTACTGCTTCCCGGGTCGCAACTGCAAGGAAGTCGAGGATGGAGTTCTGCAATTCGTCGCAGACTGTGGCGGTCTCGTGAGTGAGACTGACTACTCGAACATGGATGGCACAGTGTCAGAGTGGCAACAACTCAACATCGCCCAAGCCTGTATGCTGCGCACATTCCACCATGACTATCACTCCGAGATTCGACACCTCATGCACAGTATCATCCATTGCCCCGCCAAGAGCAAGAAGTTCGGGTTCGCCTACGAACCCGGTGTCGGAGTCAAGAGTGGATCACCGACGACTACTCAACACAACACAATCTACAACAGCTGTATCGAAGCAATCGCCATCAAGATGACACTGCCCAACGTCACCATGGATGAGGCATTGCACATGATCGGCCCGAAATTCGGTGACGATGGATTGGTCGAGACCAGGTTCGCAACACGCGTAGCCCGGGTCGCCAAGTCCTTCGGCATGGAAATTAAGGTCGAGCATTACGATTATGCTAATGGTTTGAGTTTCCTCGGTCGTGTCTACATTGACCCAATGTCCACCCATACGAACATCGCCGACCCCCTACGCACACTGGCCAAGCTACACCTCACCACCAGGGACCCAAGCATCCCAATCGCCGACGCCGCCACCGACCGTGTTGAAGGCTACCTCGTCACTGATAAACTCACGCCCATCATCAGTGAGTATTGCCAAATGATCAAACGAGTGTATGCCCCTACCGCAAACAGTACCGACATGCGAGAGACACGGAAGTCACATAATCGAGAGAAGCCATACTGGCTGACCGAAGGTGGTGGTGCATGGTCCCAGCTTGACACGGATAGACCAATCATGGTTCACGTCATCGCCCGTCGATGTGGCTTCACGGTTACCCAAGTGAACCACATGGATGAGAAGTTTCGTAGTATGCAGGTGCTCGAGGAGTTCGATCCGCTCGATGCAACCGCTGCCAAGCCTCTCGTTACCATCGACGCCGAAGGCTTTGTGCCTGACGTCGTGAGCCAGTCGTTTACCAAGCACGATGCAAACGTCAAAGATCGCGCTCGTCTCAGCGTCACCCGACGCCCAACGCCACGCACTCCAGCCCCTGCTCCAACTGGACTACCGCGACGCACCTCCGAACGTCAAGAAGGACCTCGACAACCTAATGGCATGCGCCCACAAGGCTCTCGCCACCCTCGACCGGATGGTGTGGTCACAACTGGAGAAGCCCAGCGTAAGGAACTACCTGACGCGCCACCAAACGACACAACTACAGCCGGAAGTCCGGTTGCGCAGCCGCGACCACGCCGCTATGACAAGACCCGACCCCGCACCGGAATGCCACAACGCGCCAAGGGAGCACTACGACCCCGCCTGCGTAATGGCCAATGAGGAGCCGCTCACCAACGGTTAGGCACACAACACGTCTGCCCACATT